GAACTAGAAGCACCTAAAGAAGATGCAGAAGATGACCGAATTGAAAAAGCGATGAAAAATATGCAACCAAGCAACGTCACAGGCTATTATGATATCACAGACTTCTGGAAAGAACACACGCAGATGTGGGGCAAGACTGATGACGAAGTGATGCACATGATTTATGAGTGGACTTGGGACGAAATTGGGTACAGTGGAAGTCAGGAGAGAGATGAATTGGCAAAACGTACATCAGCAATAGTGGTTGACGCATTGAAGAACAACAAAGACGACATGACATTCGATGACATGATAGAACAACTAAAAGGCAAAAAAGAAGATCAAGTGAACGAACTAGAACCAGATGCAGAACCAATCGATGCACCTGTACAGGCACCAGTGGATCACGGTGCAGTGGTACAAAGTTTCCTTAATGATCCTGATCAAAAATTAGTATTAAGGAAAGACGATTCAGCAGACAAGATGTTGAAAGTTACAAAATTCACAAACAAGAACACAATGTTGAGTTCTATACTGTCAGACATAGCAAGTAGACTGTTGACCAAATCAGGTGAAGAAGACAGAGTGGCAAACTTTGCAAGTAGAGTTGCAGATGAGATGGAACAGGAGAATTCAGCAGTATTCAAACCAACACCAGACTACATCAAGAACAAGAAGATCGCAGTACAGTTGGCAAAGAGATACATTGACGACTACAAGAAAATGCAGTCAGAGCCAGGATACACGGATCAAGTGAGAATGGATCCTGCTGATTTCAGTCCCAAGAAAGATATCAAAGGCAAAGCAAAAGAAACAGAAGCGTTTGAATCATGGGTAGATGAAACTGTGAACGAGTATGCTAAAGAACCTAGAGATGATGAAGACAGAAAAGAAAAATTAAAGGCGTTGCAAGATCTACAAGCAAATCCAAAACTTAAAGACAAAGAATCACAAGATGCGATGATAAAGCGTAAAGCAGAATTGATGAAAGAGCCGGTTGCGGCAGAAGGCAATCAATTCGCACAGGCAGTGCAGAAGGCCAAAGCGGCAGGCATGAAAGCAGGCGACAAGTTCAAAGTTGGCGACGACGAGTACACACTGAAGGATGCCATAGAGATGGCAGGCTTACAACTTGAAGAATTCTTCTCAGAAGAAGAAATGGAAGTTCCAGCAGAAGCACAGGCGGAAGCAGAAAAGATCAACACGGAACTAGACAGAATCAAGACGCTGGCCAACATAGCATAATAAAACCTCCATATTACCAATAATAACAGTAGACAACTGATAAATATAGTTGTATATTATGTACTATATGTCTAATATACACTTAGGCAAACTAAAACAAACATAGGCACAATAAAGGAGGCTTACATTATGGCATCATTGGCTGAAATAAGAGCGAAGTTAAAATCTCAAGAAGTGAATCGCTCCACTTCCAACACAGGCGGAGACAACGCCATTTATCCACATTGGAATATAGCAGAAGGATCAGAAGCAGTAGTTAGATTCTTGCCCGATAAGGATACAAACAATACATTTTTCTGGACTGAAAGAAACATGATCAAATTACCTTTTGCAGGTATTAAAGGTCAGACTGATTCTAGACCAGTGCAAGTACAAGTACCTTGTATGGAGATGTATGGCAAAACTTGCCCAGTACTGACGGAAGTTAGACCATGGTTCAAAGACAAGAGCATGGAAGACATGGGTAGAAAATATTGGAAAAAGAAAAGTTATATTTTCCAAGGTTTTGTAACAACAAATCCATTAGCAGAGGACTCAACCCCTGAGAATCCAATTAGAAGATTTATCATTGGACCTCAGATCTTTAACATTATCAGAAGTGCATTGATGGATCCAGAGATGGAAGAAATGCCTACTGATTTGGTTAAAGGTGTTGACTTTAGGATCAACAAAACTACTAAAGGTGGTTATGCTGATTACTCAACATCAAAATGGTCAAGAAGAGAACGTGCATTAGACGAGGCAGAGAGAGCCGCAATCGAAACACATGGTTTACACAACCTAGGCGACTTCAGACCAAAAGAACCAACTGAAGCAGAAGTTAAAATAATTGCAGAACTATTTGCAAAATCTGTGGAAGGTGAGGCTTATGATCTTGAGGCTTATGGACAATACTTCAGACCAGCAGGTATGGCTTACCAGGGTAAACCACAGGTAGCAGTACCAACAGCATCGGCTCCAGCAGTAACACCAGTAACAGAAGCGGCACCAGTAACTGCGGCACCTGTGACTGCAACTGCACCAGCACCACAACCTGAGGCGGCTCCGGCAACGGCGGCTCCGACAGGCGATAGTGCCAAAAGAGCGGAAGACATCTTGAAGTTAATTAGATCAAGACAAGCAAAATAATCTGACATTTTACCAAGGCCCCGATCTTGACGTTGGGGCCTAGGTATGCTATTATAGATGACACAAAGGATAAAATTATGACAAAAGTATTTGACGCAACAAAGTTTAGAAAGAGTATTACAAAATCTATACAAGGGTTAGGTATAGGATTTAGCGATCCCACAGATTGGATCAGTACAGGAAATTATGCATTAAACTATTTGATGACTGGAGATTTCAACAAAGGAATTCCACTAGGTAAGGTAACCGTACTTGCAGGAGAATCAGGAGCAGGTAAGAGTTATATAGCATCAGGAAACATTATCAAGAATGCACAAGACCAGGGCATCTTTGTTATACTAATTGATACAGAGAATGCACTAGATGAAAAATGGTTACAAGCATTGAAAGTAGACACGTCAGAAGATAAACTTTTAAAATTAAGTATATCAATGATCGATGACGTAGCAAAAACTATTTCAGAGTTCATGAAGGGTTACAAAGAGCAACATGCAGATGACAAAGAAGGTGCACCTAAAGTGCTATTTGTTATAGACAGTTTAGGCATGATGCTTACACCAACCGACGTTAATCAGTTTGAAGCAGGTGACATGAAAGGTGACCTAGGTAGAAAACCTAAGGCATTAACGGCACTTGTGAGAAACTGTGTTAACATGTTTGGTTCATGGAACGTAGGGCTTATAGCAACCAACCATACTTACGCATCACAGGACATGTTCGATCCAGATGACAAGATATCAGGTGGACAAGGATTTATCTATGCAAGTTCAATTGTTATTGCAATGAAGAAACTTAAATTAAAAGAAGATCTAGACGGTAACAAAGTTACAGATGTTAGAGGTATAAGAGCCGCTTGTAAAGTTATGAAAACAAGATACTCCAAACCTTTTGAATCGGTACAGGTCAAGATTCCATACGAAACAGGAATGAACCCATACAGTGGACTAGTTGACCTATTTGAGAAGAAGGGTGTGCTAGTGCAGACCGGAAACAGACTGAAATACATTGACAAAGCCGGTAAAGAACATATCGACTTTAGAAAACAATGGATAGGTGATAAATTAGATATGCTAATGGCAGACTTCAAAGAGGATACAGACTTTGCTGAAAAGGAAGACACTGATGCTCCCATTGAAGTTGACGTAAAACCTAAAGCAAAAACTAAAAAAGCAGAGACAATCAAAGAAGAAAAGTAATAATGATAGATTTTGATCACGCTGACATTGAACGATTGTGGAATTCAATTATCCATTACGTACCCGAAAGACAGAAACTAGACTGTGCTATTGACTTTATTAAAAGTCTGGAAGACATAGGTGTAGAGCATGACGTACTCAAAGGATCTGCAGAGCTTGATCCAAAACTAGAGGAAGCCGTTAATACTGTGTTTGAGGAGGAAGATTCCGACGACATGGGCTACGGCGATGCTGATGAATGATAAACTGGTACAACGAAGTTAGCAGGAATCTAGACAAGATACCAGACTGCGTAGCATACTTTGACAAGGAATTACTCGACGCAAGAAAGCAGTGTAAGATATACGGTAATCTTGAACGAGCAAGTGCCTCATTACCAGGTATAGTGGAAGAAAGATTTAGCCAACTACAACAACTAGAAGCAATACTAGAATACCTAAACATAGAATTACGTAGATTACGATCCAAAACTTTTAGAAAGTATTTAGAAAATTACAACAGAGCACTATCAAGCAGAGATGCAGAAAAATATGTGGACGGCGAGGACGATGTTGTAGACATGGATAAAATTATTAATGACTTTGCATTAATACGTAATCAATGGTTAGGCATCACCAAAGGATTAGATCAGAAACAATGGCAGATAACAAACATTGTTAAACTGAGAGTAGCAGGAATGGAAGATGCCGATATCAAATAATAGAATAATACTCACAGATGTAGACGGTGTGTTGCTGGAATGGGAACATCATTTTATGAAATGGATGTCGTTGCGATCTTACTTTGATGATAAAGGCGTAAGACATTATCCATACAAACAGTTACCAGACATGTACAATGACTACGAAATGGCCAATAGGTTTGGAGTTAGCAAGGACACAATTAGACAAGAGATCAGAGAGTTCAACAGGAGTGCTTGGATGGGGACACAAAGACCCATGTACGAATCTCAAACATGGGTAAAACTTTTAGCGGCAGAGGGTTGGACTTTTGTACCAATAACGTCACAGACATCAGACGTACCGGCACAGGAACTACGTAAAAAAAGACTAGGTGAACTGTTTGGCGATCATATTTTTAAAAATTATCTCATATTAGGCACGGGAGCAGACAAAGATTCGGCATTGGCGGAGTTTCATGATACCGGGCTATATTGGGTCGAGGATAAGCCGAAGAACGCTGTAGCCGGGCTCAAATACGGTTTAAAGCCTATATTAATAGACCACCCATACAATCAAGATCTTAATCATCCTGACATTATCCGTGTAAGTAATTGGAAACAAATACACGAAATATTATCAGGAAAAAAATGAAAATTTACGTAGGGCACGACAGCAGAGAAGACATAGCATACCAGGTTTGTGAACACAGCATCAAGCGTAGAGATCCATCAGCAGAAGTTATTCCCCTTAAACAAAAACAGATGCGAGACCAAGGACTTTACACTAGACCTATGGACAAGTTGGCATCAACAGAGTTCACGTTTACTAGGTTCTTCGTGCCCTACATGAATGACTTCAAAGGTTGGGCGGTGTTCTGTGATTGTGATTTTCTTTGGAAGATACCAAGCCACGAACTTGTGAAATATTGCGACCCAAGTAAAGCGGCGGTCGTTGTGCAACACGATTACACGCCAAAAGAAACAACAAAAATGGACGGACAAACACAAACTGTGTATCCAAGAAAAAACTGGTCAAGCATGGTGTTATGGAATTGTGAACATCCTAAGAATAAAATACTAACCCCCGAACTGCTAAACGAAGAGTCGCCAAAGTTCCTACATAGATTCAGTTGGCTGGAAGATAATGAGATAGGGTCTTTGCCACTAGAATATAACTGGTTGGTTGATTGGTACAAAGAGCCGAAGGATGGTATTCCCAAAATATTACACTACACAGAAGGAGGACCATGGTTCGATGGTTATAGAAATTGTGAATACAGTGATGATTGGAAGAAAGAACTTATCAACTTGTTCAGCTCATAATGAATTGGGGAAAACTTAAACCAAATCATTACTTCGAAGATCCAGTAGTACACATCTACACACAGACTGTATTCGACACCAAAGAATACGACAAATTATACGAAAATCAAAATAATATTGATCATCAGACCTGGCAGGATTTTGATTCAAAATACAGACTAGGGTTTGAAGTAAAAGATGATTTTTCTAAAATAGATTTTGACAAGGAGATTATGTGTTTGTGGTTTTTCAAAGAACGATCAGATAACACACGATCCTATGTGCATATAGATGATAAACAACTGACTTACCTACCAAACACGTTCTTAATTACAAAATCAAAAAATATCAAACTTGTTCAAACAGAAAGAAAATACATACGTCATCCATTGGTGCAGATAGATATGACAAATAATCAGTGGGAAGATCTGCTAGAAAAATTCAGATAACTATTGCTATAAGTTATGCAGAAAAAGAATCACAAGACTAGGATGCTAGAGTGGATCGAACAATTAGACCTGATTGTTGTGCAATCCGAGATCAAACCATACGGTCCCGGCACAAGGAGATATATGGTGGGTAGACACACGGAAGAACCCAAACACAATGCATGGCAGATGCCAAGTGGCAAATGGGCATCAACGTCCGGAGTTCAACAATGGCTTACCCCGGAACCGTTGGACGGTCCGGCTTTGGAAAAATGGTTAAATGACTATGCAAACAAAAACTAATTTTTTAGGATCGCCAACCGAAATCCCTAAAAAGATCGAAGGATGGAATCACACGTTCCAATTGGCAAAACCATATGTGAAAGAAAACGGAATTGGCATAGATGTTGGCTGTAGAGAAGGCGGGTTTGCAAGGGAGATGGAACAAGATTTCACACACATACACTGTTTTGATTTCCGAGACAAGAAAAAAATGTTTGAGAAAAATGTGATCGACATGAATAAATTTACGTATCACGTGTGCGGTATAGGTCATGAAGAGGGAACAGCATTTACAACAAGCCATAAAGTAGGCAGGATAAAAGATGGTGGCGGTGTTGCAGTATCTATAAAAACTATAGATTCATTCAACTTAGAAAATGTTACATTTATCAAATACGATATAGAAGGTTACGAGCTCAAAGCAATACAAGGATCTGAAAACACAATTAAAAAGTATTGTCCTGTTGTTGTTGTAGAACAAAATAAAGGAAACACTGACGCAAAAGAACTACTAGAAGCCTGGGGTTATGCGTGTAAAGGTATAGATAAAGTGTTCAATCAAGATTACATAATGGTGAAAGAATGATATACCGACCGATACCACTACCTACATCAATAGCATTTGAACCTATCAACTTATGCAACGCAAAATGTTTTTGCTGTCCATACACCACGTTGAGTGAAGATAAAACATATCATGGTAAAGCAATGAGTCAGGAGCAGATAGGATCATTGTTACACGACTACGGGTCACTTATAAAAAAATATCAAGTGAAAGATTACACTTGTGCTGTAAGCCCATGGAGGTACAGCGACCCATTGGTCCAACCTAATTTAGAATACATTATGGAACTGTGTAATCATTACAAAATTAAAATTGGTCTTTGCACTAACGGTGTATCGTTTACTAAAAAACAATGTGAAATTTTAAACAAGTACATACACTTAACAGGAAATATCCACATGAGTGTTATCGGACACACAGAAGAAGAACTGTGGGAATTCATGAAGATTAAAAAAACTAAAACACTAGAAAGTCTAAAATTCGTAAAAGACAATTACCCAGAGATTTCTAAAAGAATAAGAATTGGAATCAAACACAAAGTACAATCAGCAACTGCAAGTGCCAAAGTTATTAAAGAATATCAGGATGTTACACTTGGAAAAGTGAAATCCAAACACAACTGGGTTGAAAATAGAATGGGTGACGGGGATGGTGATTGGACTAAACCATACAATGCTGTAATAAATGAAAAAAATTATATGCAAGGGTGTGCAATGGGTGGTGGACGTATACTTCGACAGATGGAAGTTCTAGTAGGCG